TTGGCTGTTTTGCAGTATCTCGAAAACGATGTTTGTGGTTACGTTCATAGGGCATTAGGAAAAAATTAAAAAATTGGCTTTGGTAAAGCGAAACTAATACTTTTTGGTTTTATAGAGGGTAGGCCCCCCTAAAAGTTTACCAATAGAAAACTTATTGTCATATTGCTACGCAATCTTTTACTCCTCGAACTCATCTTGGTCATTCATATCTAACAACTCACCTTTGCTATGGTCATATAATGGAATCTCTGGTATCTCGGAAGCCAATGTGGCTGGAACAGTAAAGCTGTTATCTTTCTGAGTATCGAAGTTTATTATATTCTCATCACCATCAAGTTGCTTCTGCAAGTTAGGTAATTCTGATGGCTTCACTACGTTAACCGTAATCTGCTTCACCACATCCCCTTCATGAGCCACCTCAGTCTTTTCAATATACCCTCTTCTCTTGCCCTTGGTCTTTAACAAGAACATAGTAGCCAAGGTATCGCCCTTGGTAATCCTCTCCATCAACTTATGCTCCCCCCAATCCAACATAATCTCCTCTGGCTCTATTTCAGCCAATGCTTTCTTAAACTCAGTATCATTCTTCATCCAATTCTGATACATAGTCCTACTAATCCCACACGCTTGACAAGCAATGGTGATATTCCCAAAATTCTCTCTATAAGCAATGATAAATGCTTCTTTCGTTATGTCTTTAAATTGTTGGTTCATTGTTATATGTTTGGTTGTAGTATTCTATTGCCCAATCTTTACTATGGTTTACTTTACCTTCTAAAAAGGCTTTCATTATCTGCTCTTTTTCAATCCTTTTAGCTTCTTCTAACAAATCTTGTGGTATAAATACCTTCCCTATTGCCCATTTGTTAAATTCTGCTTGTAGCCACTCTACTGCTGTAGTCATATTATCGGTTTTTGGTTGGCGTTCTAATAGACACAATACTCACTACCTTATCTACCTTGATGTTGTTAAACCCAAGCCAGTTACCACACTTCCTACACTCATACTGCACCTCCCGAATCTGACTGCTCCAAACATACTCCTCCTGGACAACACCACATTTACACTTATAGTTTCTTTTTGCACAAGTATCTTTCATAGAAGTCAAAGCTACAACTATTATACCAAAACAACAATACAAAAGTTAAAATTGGTGAAAACAATGTTTTATATCAAAAATGTGAAGGGCACATTGGCGTTGCAACATTGATTACACGAATAAACAAGGTAGGGGGTACATGGGTATAAATTAACATACATAAACGATTGATAATCAGCAATTGATTTGTCTTATAATTACCATTATGTTAAATAAGCTACTTATTGGGATAGGTTAGTAACTATATTTATGAATACAATTAGTTCGTGTCTCATTTATGGAACATAACACCGAACCCGATAATGAATAGCTACACTATTGGTAAAGTATGGACAATATAATATAAACTATATTATTTATTTAAGTATATATTATATATTATATTCTATATTATATCTTATATTATATATTATATATTATATACTATATATAGTATTAAATATATACCAGGATAATTAACCAGGTAAAGAAAGTTTACCATTGGTCTAAATATAGACCGCAAAATATTTTTAATAATATTTAATCTTTTTTTTGTTTATTTAATATTTGTACTTATCTTTAGGTCCTATTAATAACATAAAACAAAACACAATGAACGAACTAACACACACAGACCTTTGCATCTTATGGCTAAGATATAACGGTCAAAACCCTACAGTTAACCAGATAATGAAAACAAAAAAGGTCCTGGACTTCGCAACATTATTTAACATGCTAAAAGAAAGAAACATTATTAAACTAACACTAAACAATTAATTTATGCAACACCTAAGCAATTTTCTTTTATTATTTCAATTAGTACTTTTTATCCTTATCCTGGGTAACATGGCTAAATTATTAACAGACTATTTACTAACTAAAATTAAATAACATGAACACACACATTACAATTATCGAAGCTGCTTTATTATTTATCGGGTCCGTCCTGGTTTATACCTTAATCAAAACAATATTACAAGACTTAACAAAATACAAATAATCATGACAATAGAAATATCAAAAACATATGGATTTTGCTACAATTGGACCCTTAAAGCTTATGGCAAAAGTTTTTATCTGGGTCAAGACGTTAAATTCTGTCACCGCATTTTAGGCTGTGAACCGTCTTATATTGTTCAACAAATTGGGTCCAGTGACCTGGGCAAAGAAAGTACAAAGAAAAAATTAGCAAAATTTATACTGGATAGCTTAGAATTAACCAGGACCGAAATAAAAAACATGGAGCCCTGGAGCTTATGCGCTGAATAATTAAAAAACTATTAAAAATACAAAACATGCAAAACACACTACAAAACACAAAACAATTGAACAGCTATAAAGCTGTTAAGAACTTATTAAGTCCTGGAGCTACTAACATAAAGACCGCAAAAAATGACCTGGAGACCTTTATTTTGTACATGGCTCCAGCGGACCAGGTGAAAGGCCTTAACCTTTGCCCTTTTGCTTCAGCTGGTTGCAAAGCTTCATGCTTATATAGTGCTGGACGTGGTAAGTTCAGCAATGTGCAACAGTCCAGAATGAATAAAAGTAAATTTTGGGGATATGACAGAGCTAATTTTTATATTCAGTTAGCTAATGAATTACTGAAAATACATGATAAAGCAATAAAGCAAAACAAACAGATAGCCGTCCGTCTTAATGGGACTTCAGATATAGACCATTTACACCTATTAGAAAGATACAGCGGTATTGATTTCCTGGACCAATTTTACAATAGTTTACTATTTTATGACTATACCAAAAACGTTAACCATATATCCAGGTACAGAAATACCAGCTATAAAATAACTTTCTCCAGAAGTGAGACCAACGAAGCTGAAGCAAAGAAAGTCCTAAAAATGGGCGGTAATGTTGCTGTAGTATTCCAGGACCAGTTACCAGAGACCTGGAACGGTTTCAAGGTAATTAATGGAGACTTGACCGACCTTAGATATTTCGACCCAGTTAATGTAGTGGTAGGCCTTAAAGCAAAGGGAGATGCAAAAAAAGACAGAAGCGGTTTTGTAGTATAGTTTTAATAGACCAGGGGCCTAATTAATTTTAGGTCCCTTTTTTCTTTGTTAGTTGACTAATTAATCTGGAGCAATACCAGGCAAAGAAACGAACCAAAATACAATTTTATGACTATTTACGGACTTAAGGGACTTATAAAGGCCCTGGAGAAAGAAAATAAACCAGCTAACAAATATTTGCTGGAATTTTATCAAGACCTATACCAGGAGCAGCTGCAGCAAATAGCTGACAAAGTACAAAAACAGCTGGACCAGGAATTAAACCAGGAGCAAAAAAATGAACTTTATTTTAAGTCTCAAGCCTGGAATGATTATTTAGCAAAATAAAGCTATTTAAGGACCTCAAAATATAAAACCATGTAAGTACCTTATAAATATATTAAACCGTCTAAAATAGGCTAAAAATAGCCTACAAATTGATTTTAGTATCTGTATTGCTATTGCATTGCATGAATTAAGATATCAATGTCTAAACTTCAATGTTTGAACATTGGTTGATTATGCAACTAATTGGCATTACCAGGTGCCAAAAATCTGCCAAAAACCCCATGCAAAAACTCCCCAAAAATCCAGCAAAAACCCTCTAAAAATCCCCTAAAAATCTGTGACAAAAACTTTGTACGGACAAAAATCTTTTACCATTTAACAAAAAATTAACTAAAATAAATCAAATTATAACAAAAAACCTTTAATTTTACCAAACCAAAACAAAAACAAATGCACCAATTAATTACTTTAACCCATCCAATGAAATGTGCCATAACTGGCATATACATTGACAAAGGCGAACAAGCCTACTACAATCACGAGACAAAAAACTGCATACACCCATTGGAGTATGAAAGTAACATGAGCAAAGCTAAAATAGGAGACCCAAAAACTTATTTCAGCAGATTATCTAAACTAAACACCAAAAAACCTTAGTTATGCCATTTTCTACTTGCTGTGGAGCACACACCAATTACCCAGAAATTAACCTATGTCCAGAGTGCTTAGAGTACTGCGACTGGGAAGATGAAGAAGACGAAGAAACAACAACACCAAAAAACCCATAACATGAAAAACCTACAATTTATCGAAGAGCTCGACTTTTTACTTAACGAAACTTTTTATTTTACCAGACAAGACGGAATGATTGTCTCTGGGTCAATGTCTAAAGATTATGATAAGGCGTATTCAATATACAGCAACATGATTAAAGGACAACCTA